TTCTGATCATGACCGGGGCGAACTCGGCCGTGGGCCTGCGCTCGACTCCGGCGCGCTACATCTTCCTCGATGAGGTCGACGCCTATCCGGCATCGGCCGACGACGAAGGCGATCCGGTCACGCTGGCGGAAGCGCGGTCGCTGACTTTCGCCCATCGCCGCAAGGTCTTCCTGGTCTCGACGCCAACGATCCGGGGGCTGAGCCGCATTGAGCGGGAATACGAGGCGAGCGATCAGCGCCGCTATTTCGTGCCGTGCCCGCATTGCTGCGCGATGCAGTGGCTGAAGTTCGACCGGCTGCGCTGGCAGAAGGGCAAGCCGGAGACGGCGGAGTATCACTGCGAGGGCTGCGAGCAGCCCATCGCGGAGCACCACAAGACGGCAATGCTGGAAGCGGGCGAATGGCGTGCGACGGCCGTTGCCGCCGATCCGACTACGGCAGGGTATCACCTATCGGCGCTCTATTCGCCGATTGGCTGGCTGAGCTGGGAGCGGATCGTACGGGCATGGGACGCGGCGCAAGGGTCGGATGAGGCGATCAAGGCATTCCGCAATACGATCCTCGGAGAGACATGGGTCGAAACTGGCGAAGCACCGGACTGGCAGCGCTTGGCGGACCAGCGCGAGACTTGGGACGGAGGCACTGTTCCAGAGCGGGGCTTGTTCCTGACCGCCGGGGCGGACGTTCAAAAGGATCGCATCGAGGTCGATGTCTGGGCCTGGGGCCGCGGGCTGGAGAGTTGGCTGATCGATCACCTGGTCATTGAGGGCGGGCCCGGCGATCCGGGTTGCTGGCAGCAGCTGACCAATTTGCTCGGCCAGACATGGGTGCATGCTTTCGGTCAACCGATGACGTTGGCACGGCTGGCGATCGACACAGGCTACGAGACCAGTGCCGTGTATGCATGGTCGCGACAGGTCGGCTTTGCGCAGGTGGCTCCGGTCAAAGGCGTCGAAGGATTCAATCGCTCAAGCCCGGTCACTGGCCCGACTTATGTGGACGCGACCATCGCAGGCAAAAGGCTGCGGCGCGGGGCGCGGCTTTGGACGGTCGCCACGTCGACCTTCAAGACCGAGACCTATCGCTATTTGCGCCAGGACCGGCCGACGCGGGAGGAAATCGAGGCTGGGCATCTTTGCCCGCCCGGAACCATCCATCTGCCAAACTGGGCGGACGGCGAGTGGTTGAAGCAATTCACGGCTGAACAACTGATCACGGTGCGCACCAAACGCGGTTTTGCCCGGCTCGAATGGCAAAAGATGCGCGAACGCAATGAAGCTCTGGATTGTCGCGTCTATGCCCGGGCCGCCGCCTGGATCCTTGGGGCCGACCGGTTTGACGAGCGGATGTGGCAAAACCTCGAGAAACAGGCCGGGGTGGAGAGCGCCGCAATCACACCGAACACAGCACCCGACAAACCGACAACCCCGCAAGCTGGGCAAATGACGACGCCCAGGCGGCGCGGCTGGAAGATCAGCACGCCCAAATACATGGAATGATGGATCCCCAATGACCCTCGATGACCTCAAATCCCGCCACAGCGCGCTTTTGGCGGCGCGCTACAGCGGCACGCGCAGTGTGAGTTATGACGGCAAGAGCGTCACCTATGGCTCGGACGCAGAACTGGCGGCGGCGGTTTCGGACATCGAGCGGCGGATTGCAGCACTGGAAAAGCCCGGCCGCCGCGTTCTGCGCCCCTTCGCCGTGAAGGATCTGTGATGAACTGGCGGCAGCGTCTTGGTGCATTTGTCGGTGGGTTTGACGCAGGCCAGCAGCACCGGCGTTTGCGCGGCTTTCGCGCCACACGCGCCCATGTGAACGCGCTGATCGCTGCAAGCGGGCCTGACATCACCGCCCGCGCCCGCTGGCTGGTGCGCAACAACGGCTACGCCGTGAATGCGGTCGAAAGCTGGGCCGCCAATACCGTCGGCGATGGCATCAAGCCGATCTCGAAGATCGCGGATGCTGCGCGCAAAGAGGAGTTGCAGCGGCTCTGGCTCGCCTGGACCGATGAGGCCGATGCCGAGGGGCTGACAGATTTCTACGGGCTCCAGCGCCGTGCGGCGCGCGAGGTCTTTCTTGCTGGCGAGGTGTTCTTTCGCTTTCGCCCACGGCGCGCGGGCGACGGCCTGAGCGTGCCCGTGCAGCTGCAGATGCTGCCCGCCGAGATGTTGCCATTGGAGCAGACGGGACCTGCAGCGAACGGCAATGCGATCCGCCAGGGCATCGAGTTCGACCGGATCGGCCGACGCGTCGCCTATCACTTCCTGCGCCGCCACCCCGGCGACAGCACCGATCCGGGGCTGGCGGGCGAGGTCGTGCGGGTGCCCGCCTCCGAGGTGATCCATGTGATCGACCCGGTTGAGGGCGGCCAGTTGCGCGGGGTGTCGAAACTGGCGCCCGCCATCGTGAAGCTGTTCCTGCTCGACCAGTATGACGATGCCGAGCTGGACCGGAAAAAGGTCGCGGCGATGTATGCGATGTTCGTGACCTCCCCCGCGCCGGAGAACCCGCTGGCACCGGACGATGAAGATGGGCCAGACGGTGTCGAGATCAGCCCAGGCCAGATCGTGCGCCTCGATCCGGGCGAGGATGTGACCGTGGGCCAGCCTGCCGACAGCGGCGGCACCTACGAGCCGTTTCAGTACCGGACCCTCCTGCAGATCTCGGCAGCACTGGGCATCCCGTACCCCTATCTCGCCAATGACATGGTGAAGGGCAACTTCTCGAACTCGCGCCTTGCGCTGATCGAGTTCCGCCGCCGCGTCTCGGCCTGGCAGCATTCGGTGATGGTGTATCAGCTCTGCCGCCCCGCCTATGCGCGCTGGATGGATGCCGCTGTCCTCTCGGGTGCGCTGGTTTTGCCCGGCTATGAAGGCAACCGGGCGCGGCTCCTCACCGCAGACTGGCTGCCGACGAAGTGGGACTGGGTCGATCCGTTGAAGGATGCAAATGCCGAGATCGCCCAGATCGAGGCGGGCCTCAAATCCCGAACCCAGGCTATCGCCGAACGCGGCTATGACGCCGAACAGGTCGACCGCGAGATCGCCGCGGAACGTACCCGCGAACGCACACTTGGCCTCGACTTCCGCCGCCCCGGATCGCCCGCGCAGAGTGTACAGGCGGTGCCGGAGGGGGACGACGACACCGACACTACCGATGACGCGGAAGGCCGCTCCCGCTCAGAAGAGGATGAGCCCTGATGCTCCATGCCCGCATTGCCGCGCGCGCCTTCAACACGCCGTTGCTGGTCGAACCTTCCAAGGCCATGGCGTTTCTGTCGGGCCTTGGGCCCCGTATTCTGGGACGGCGGGTCGAACTGGCGGACGGGGACGACACGCTGGATGGCACTGCCCATCTGCCCGCCCGCGCCAGCATCCTCGCCGGTGGCCTGACTGAGCGCCTGCGCCAGCATGGCGATGCGCCCTATCCCGTGGTGGACGGGATCGCCGTCATCGAGATCGCGGGCGTACTGATCCATCGCGGGGGCTGGATCGGTCAGTCTTCGGGTCAGACCAGCTATGAGGGGATCGCCGCCCAGATCGAGGCGGCGGCCAGCGACCCTGCCGTGCGCGGCCTCGCATTGGAAATCGACAGTTTTGGCGGCGAGGTTGCGGGCGTCTTTGATCTTGCAGATCGCATTCGTGCCATTCGCGCGACGAAGCCGGTCTGGGCTTTCGTCGCCGAACACGCCTTCTCGGCGGGCTATGCGCTGGCGAGCCAGGCCGACCGCATCCTGCTGCCGCGCACCGGCGCGCTTGGCAGCATCGGTGTCGTTGTGATGCATGCCGATCTCAGCGGGCAGCTCGATCAGGAAGGCGCGCGCGTGACGCTCATCCATTCCGGACGCCACAAGGTCGATGGCAATCCCTACCAGCCTCTGCCCGAAGCCGTGCAGGACGATATCCAGCGCGAAATCGACGTGCTGCGGTTTTTGTTCAGCGAGACCGTCGCGGCCGGTCGGGCCGGACGGCTGAGCCAGGAAGCTGCGCTGGCGACT